GATCAACCGGAATAAGGCCATCTTCTTGGTTGAAAAGATCATTAAGTTCAAAGGGGTTTTTTAAAGATCGTAAATTCATGCGCAATCCAATTTAATTTTTATTTTAGAGTTAAAAAAGTACAATATATCTTTCTAAGATTATTTATTAACATTTTATTAGGATATTAAAAGCATGTAAATAAGAGGAGTAAATTAAATGGCGAATCGGAGGGAATTTCACCCTCAAAATCCTTTTAGCATCGAAATTCTTAGGATCGAATCTCATAGTCTCTCGGTACATGATCGAATTTACGATTTCACCGGTTTACCGTTCTAGGCTTTCGCTTTGAATGATTTCATCATAACTTATAACTCAATGGTGTCAATATAGATGGATATATGCTTATTTATGATGTCTTTATATTAATGGAATCTTGTGTACTTTCAGGTAATATAAGAGCCGAAATTTGTTTTGGATTATAAAAGATGAACTGCGATACAGACCTGAATAATATTCCTAGTGATACTTTAAAGCTTGGTGAAGTGCATCCAATGGCTCATGAAGCTTTACGTTTAATAGATGGATATTTACTTATTCATGATGTTTTTATATTAAAGGAAGCACTCTCAAGTTGTGCACTTTCTGGTAATAGAACGGCTGAGATTTGCCTAGGAACTCTTAACAGGCTATTAAATAAAGAACCTGTGAGTGATCGTTATTTAATGGGTCTAGCAATATTTTTATTGGATTATGAATTTAAAGATAATTTGTAGGTTTTACATGAGTAATAAAACATATGACGGTGATGATACTGCACACATACCAATAACTTATGATGGATTTGCTTTTCATTTTTGTTTCTGTGATGACTGTAAAAAGGTAATTCAAACATATGCTACTCATTTGATGATAAGTACTGGTAGATCCATAGATGACAAATGAACCTTGAACAACAAGTTTGCTCAGTTGAACCAATTAAATAAGGGAAACAAATGACAGATAGATGCCTTGAGATAGCAGTTGAAATTAGAAAGTTGCTCGAAGAATTTAAAGAAAATATGCCAAAGAAACCAGATATTGAATTGGCTTGGTCATTCGTATCTTATTCAATGCTCTCTTTGTGTAACAGAATGTATAAAGAGCAAACAGAAGAAATGTGGCTGAAGGCAGTTATGCCAGATTATGAAGAGACAAAAATAAGTGAATAATTTTGACAATATAACAATGATATTAATGCTGCTTTTGATGGGCGTCCTGATTTGGAATATGTATTTAACAGAACAAAAGTTTAATAAAGTCGAGATGAGATTATCTTCTGTTGAAAATAAATGAAGAGGATGCCATTACCGGAGCCCCCAGAATGACTGAAATATATTGTGCTAGTTGCGGGAAACAAATCTGGTCAATCAATTCTGTATCTTTAAAGCCTGGTGTTGAGCTGCCTACATTTTTACATACTGTTTGTTATGAAAGATTGGAAGAAAAATGAATAATAATTTTAAAATAGTAGAAATACGAGATCGCGCAACATTTATTCCTGCATTAGCATGGAAAGTACAACCAGAAAGTGCATTACAGAAAGTATTATTCAAGTCAATTGGATATTACCAACCTTGCATTATGTTAATGTCTATTCAAGCACCTAATCATTCAGCTAGATATTCTGATGATTGGGGTAAGCATGGACGAACTATGGGCACAGCTCATAAATGGATAGAAGAAAATTTTGATAACATTGTTGATTGCCAAGTAATAGACGTAGAGTATATTTTGGGTGAAGTTGAAAAACCTTGTCTATCTTATCGAGAAGAAGAAATAAATAAAGCTTTTGAAGGATGTGAAAGTGAAGAAGAAAAATCAAATTTATCTAATTATATGTTGTTATTGGGATCTATTACAAATTCAGAATATTTAACTAAATATGGTTATTCTCAATGTTGGATATGCAAAGAAAGAAGGTCAGATAAATTTATAAGTGTAAAAGTTCATGATGTCAGTTTAGAGCAAGGATTTGATCAAGAAGGCAATAGCCTTATCAATGTTAAATACTGCAATGATCGTGAAGTATGCAAAGGTGATGCTCATATTAAGAAATTATGGGTTAGAATATAGGCCACTATTTTGTGACAGCCTCAGCGTGGTTAGTGACATGCTCTTATCGTCGAAGCGCGGAATTAGCCAAAAGCTAGTGTTGATGCGAGATAAGGCCAACTCTTCGATTTGGGGAGAGGGTGCAATTCCTTCAGGCTGTCTCCAGTTTAAAGATAATCAAGGATGATTTGATGTCAGAAGCAATTATTTATTTTTTTAAAGATTTTAGAACAAATCAATATGGCATTAATATAGAAAGCGAAATAGCAAACTTCTCAGTATTGCTACCATTTTCAGATGATAAGATTATTGGAGGTGTATTAACTAAAAGTATTATGAAAGGTTTTCAGGATTATTTTGATATTTTATTAAGGGAAGAAGATGATTGAAAATATTTTAATTTTAGATACTGAAACTACAGGTCTAGATCCTAAGAAATGCCAAGTTATAGAAATCGGCGCTATACTTTATAATGTGAAGCATAAGGCGGTTCTCCAAACTTTATCATTTTTTATGCCCTGTGAAACAAATCCCGTGGAACATATTAATCATATTAAAGCTGAATGGACGAGATGCAATCCAAATACTCATTCAGCTTTATGCTTCTTAAGAGATATGAATAAGAATGCAAACATACTTGTGGCTCATAATGCTTCGTTTGATAAGAAATTCATTGCAACGATTCCTAATATGGAAGAAATTTTAGAAAAAAAATGGATTTGTACCAAAGAGAATTTCACATGGCCAGTTAAATTGAATCGATTAAGACTTGAAGATGTTTGTAATGCGATGGGTGTTCCTTATGTCAATGCTCATCGGGCATTATCTGATTGCTTTCTATTAGCATCATGCTTTGAGAAAGTTGTGGATTTGGAAGAGAGGTTTAATAATTTAATATATTGGATTGATCCAAATTCATGTGACACGGGATTAGTATTAACTTAAAGCCAGTGAAATCCTTTGGCCATAATTCCTATCATAATCGTACTGAATGATATCATTAAACCTAGCATCCATCTGATATCTGTTTTAATTTCTTTAATATCTTTATCAAGATTATCCATAGTGGTTTCAACTTTGGTTAATCTTGATTCAAATAAAAGATCATATTTTGTAATAAATATTTCTTCATTTTTGTTCATTTTCTTCTTCTTGTATTTGTCAGGATTAGTATTAACTTAAAACCAATGAAATATTTCTCCAAGAATAATAATTATAATGAGAAACCATGAGCCATAATACAGCACATTCCAAAGTATATCTTTTGCTTTTTCAGTCATTATATCACCTCATCAAGTGCATTCATCTAGTGGGACAAATCAGGCCAGTGATGAGCTGGCTTTTCTCTCCGTCGAGATAGATTTGTTTTGCGCAGGTTATCATAGGCTGGTATTGCTTTCCATAGTTAAAATGGTGCATAATTTAATCAGTTATTGCATTGATGAGTAGCTACACGGTTCCGTCACCAGTAATAACAAGGCGCGTAGTTCTATCTAGTCGTCCGCTCGACAAATGAAAAATGGATTTCCCATTACGGGATTTTATTAATCATTGTCGAAGGAATCGACTATGCCAAATACCTTTAATACTACCCAATATGTATTGGACGAAGTGTTCGTCCGATTTGTAAATTATCTAAATTTTGCAAAAGTAGCTAATCGTAACCTTGAAGGTGACTTCAAAGGTCTAAAATATGCAACCGGCCAAACCATTAACTACCGTTTAGAAGAAAGATATCTCGGTGGTCGTGGTGCAACTGCTGTTTCAGAAGCTCGCGTACAAGTTATCCGTCCTCTCACCATTGATACACAGTTCCACACCATGGTTGAGTTCAATGGCATGGAATTAACTTTTGATCGCGCTCGTGACCAGCCATATCTCGATATGATGTTGAACCCACGTGCCAAGACCTTAGCTAATGATGTTGAAAAATTCATTGCTGCTGAAAACCTTCAAACTAGTATTTTCCAATTTATTGGTACTGCTGGTGTTCCAATTGATTTCAATACCGTTCTTCAAACAGATGCGTATATGACTGAATTGGGCATACCTGAAGATGGCAATCGTTACTTTGCTAACCCTCCTCGTGTATCTGCATCTTTATCTAATGATTTACATAATGTGTTCAACATGACTGTGAATCGTGGTGCATTATTAGATGGCTTTATTGGTCATTTAGCCGGTTTTGATTTCTTCAAGACTAATTTCTTAACCCGTCAAGTTGCTGGTGCAGGCCAATTAGGTGGCTCTCCTCCAACTGGTTTCAAATTAGCTGGAACGGTTACAAACGGCCCGATTACTGGTGGCAATACCATTTCTGTAACTGGTCTTGGTCAAGCTCCTGGTACGCTAGTGTTTAAAAAAGGTGATTTACTAACCATTGATATTGCTGCTGATGTGTTCATGGTTAATCCTTTAACATATGCCCCATTAGAAACAACTGCTCAATTTGTTGTGACGGCTGATGTTATTTCCGCGAATGGTACAACTGCTGACATTCCAGTTAGTCCAACAATTGTTATTTCAGGTGCTCGTCAAAATATTAGTGCAGCTATTCCTCAAGGCGCACAAATATTATTGGTTGATGATCACAATGTTTCTATTGCCTTCCATAACCAAGCTATCGTTTTTGCAGCTCCTCCAATCAAGGAATTGAAAGGTGGTGTTGATGCAATCACAACCTATAGCGACTTGTACAAATTAGCGATGACCTACAGTTTAGGTGCAGATATCAGAAATTACATTCAATTAGACCGTTTGGATGTGATTGGTGGTGTTGCAATTAACCCTGAATTTGCAGTCATGGTTATTTCTTAAAGTCAGTTGAAAGGGCAGCTACGGATTGTAACTGCCCTTTTCTATAGGAGCCTTCATGAAGGATCAGTTCTTATATCAGGGACGATGGGTTAGTAAAGAGCATTTTCGTGCCTTTGTTTATAAAGACAAAGCTCAAAAGTTAGCCAAATCCTATGATGAATATTCAAAGCTAATTGAAAGCGGCCTCTGGTTTCCATCAAGAGAAAATATGGATGTAAAACCGCGTAAGATTAGGAAGCCTAAAGATGGTGCAAACAGTTAAGGCATTCGTTCAAGATTCATATCAATTGATTAGCGCTAGCTCACCAACGGTACCATTGCATGGTGACGATATGCTTAAAGGCGTGCAATTTTTAAATGAATTATTAGATTATTTTAGTGCTACTGGTTTGTTAACGCCAATAGCAAAACATATTACTTTTACATTACCAATTGCTCAGGAAGAAATAACCTTCGGTTCGCCAACACAACTGCCATTGCCTGATGTAACAGAAGGAAGGTTATCTAATCTTCAAAATATCTGGTTAGAATTGGATAACGTTACCTATCCTCTTATCATCGAGAATAGAAATGTTTTTTATCAAAGTTATAAGTTTGATCCGCAATTAGGATTACCGAGATTTGCAATCTTAACTAACGAAGTGGATCTAACAAGAATTAGATTCTATCCGGCTGCATCGCAAGTTTATACCGTAAATTTGTATGGAAAATTTCAACTTCCAAATGTTACTGAAAATGACACGATGGCACTCATTCCAACTTATATGATTAGATTTTTACGTCTAGCTGTTGCAAAGGATTTATCAATATACAAGGGACGTATACAAGCTTGGAATGCTCTATTACAAAAGATGTTAGAGGAAGCTGAACAAACAATCACTTCTGTTAGTAGTGTCAATCTCAACATTGAAACGGAGCAAGAGAGCTACTTAAATGGCTCATGGCGCGTTCGGGCAGGTGTCTGATGGATGAGAATAAAGCGCCAGTTGATTTTCCGATTATGGGTTTTTTTGATAGGCAAAGATATCTTCAATTCAACCCAGAAGATTGTGCCAACTGGTATTTGGTCGACAATCCTCAAGGAAAAAAGAAAGTTGCGATGTACCCTACAATGGGGCGTCGGCATATCAATTATCTTGGCTTGAATAGGCTTATTTTTTCAATAGAACCTAGGGCTGCGTTTCGCTCTGTGAACTTTGCATACTTCGTTGTCTCAGATACTATCATACGCGTTGATGCGAACTGGAACGAAGTCAATATAAGTGGTAGCCAAGTTACCACTTTAAACGGAGATGTGTTCTTCGATTACCTGGTGACGCCTGCAACTACGTACGCAATTTTCGTCGATGGACAACATATCTATGTCTATGATGAAACTACAAGTGTATTTAGCATAATCACTGATGCTAATGCGCCCAAGAAACCTAAATTCATCGCAACATTTGGAAACCGTATTGCAGTTTCCCAATTAAATTCTTCTCAATTTAGTTTATCAGCAATTAATTTAGCAGGTGGTGTAGGCGGTACTTTTGATCCTGCATTGGCTTTTACGGTTACTGGTAACGCGCTCTTTGCTCAGGAAGCAGGTGTTATTCGTCAGATGGGCGTTTTACATAATACTCTTTATATTTTTACTGATTTCACAACGGGTATTTGGTCAAATTCACCCTCTGTTTTACTTTCTTTTTCTGGTACAGCATCTACTTTTCCTTGGAAAAAAAATACAACTTATGATTGGGATTTTGGTATTGCTGATCCAACTTCTTTAGATATTGGTTTTGGACGTATGGCATGGATCGCCCAAAACAAGGCGGGTTTGATTCAAGTCATGTCGAGTACAGGTCAATCACCAGAAAGAATTAGTTCACGTGCTGTTGATATTTTATTCCAAAGAGCTTTTAGACAAAATATCATCGGAGATTTAAGCCCATTTTTATCAGGTGATGCTGATGGCTTTTTATATCAATGGGAAAATACAGTCTTCTATAGAACTTCAGCAGGTCAATATACTGGTACTGGAATATTAGACGTTCAAACTCATGCAAATAGTATTGAATATAATTTTGAAACTCAAACTTGGCATAGAGTGATTGAGAAAAATGGTGAAAGAAACAGGATTCAAAAACATGTTTATTTTAACAATACGCATCTTGTAACCGTACAGGATGATTCCACAGTTTATGAAATGTCAGGCCAATTTTATGATAACGAAATTTCTAATCCGAATAGAATCGATCCGCAAGCGATTAATGCGTACATTCGCGAACCTTTCAGATACGAACGCACTACCCCAATTATAGCTCAAGATTCTTATGCTGAATTTATAACTGATTGGGTTGAGATAGATTTTGTATGGGGAGAAAGCATTAATATTTTCTCTGACTCACCTTTTCTTAATGCCATATTCATTATTGATGAAAGTTTAGGTCCTAATAATGAACCAATATATATTATTGCTGATCAAGATATTAATGGTAATCCAATCTATATTTTGGCAGAAGAAGGTAATACGCCTTCTCTCAATGAATTAACATATAATGCTATTTATAAACCTCATATTGAACTCTATTGGTCTGATGATGGTGGTGTGTCTTTTGAGCCTGCAGATGTCAGGGAGTTTAGTCAGTTGGGAGTTTATCAATGGCGTATGAGATGGTATCAGTTGGGTGCATCTCGGAATAGATCATACAAACTGGTTTGTGTTTCTCCGTCGCCCATAGTTGTTTTGGGCGGCATCATGCAAGTAAGGAGTGCAAGTGATGGCTCTTCCTGAAATGGATAAAATTGATTTACAGTATTTGGATTCCTGGTTTGCTAATTTGGTAGACACGCTCAATTATGATATCCAAAAAATAGAAGAAGAAGTACCAACTTTAGCCATGGTTCTTACAAATATCGATACAGCGCCTATTCAATATTTGAAAGAGTCATTAGATAAATTAATTAAAAGCATGAATGAAGCATTTAAACAAATTGATGAAAGATTATCAGCTTTGGAAGATAAAGGGAGTTAGATTATGGGAATCTTGGACGGTATTGGAGATATGGTTAGTGGCTTTTTCAATCCTGGAAAGGGTTATAAAGATGCTCGTAAGGAAATGGAAAGGAAATGGAATGAAGCCAAAGGATTTCAACAACCCTATAATCAGGCTGGTATAGATCAACTTGGACGTTTAAATAATGCTGAAAATAGTCTTTTAGATCCATCAAAATTATTGGCTGATTGGATGAGCAAATATACAGAATCTCCTTATGCTAAGAAGTCTATGGAAAATGCCAAAGAATCTGGTTTGGATGCTGCAAGTTCGATGGGTTTGATGGGCAGCTCGCCTGCTTTACAAAATATACAAAATTCATCTTCAGATATTATGAATAAGGATAGACAAGGATTTTTGCAAGATTTGATGCAGAAATACATGGCTGGAATTGGTGTTGGTCAGAATATTTATAATCAGGGAGCTACTACTGCGGGTAATATGGGTAATCAAGCTGTTGGTGTTGGTGGCAATACGGCTGATATGGCTTATGGACAAGGAAATGCGCCTGGTAACTTCTTGAGAGACTGGTTAGCAACAGGTGCTAAGGTTGGCATGAGCATGTTTGGTGGGGGAATGGGAGGAGCAATGTAATGCACAATCGTATTCCATTAGAATTACCAAATCGTAAGTTTGATGATGTCTTTGACTATTGGCAAAAAATGCAAATGGAAAAGGCTAAACAAGCTCAGTTCCAGCAGCAACAACAAAGATTACAAGAGCAGTTTGCCCAAAATAAAGAATTGGAAAGGGGTAAAATGGATGAGTTAAAAGCTTACCATCAACAACGACTTGCTCAGTCTAATCAAACTAAATTAACGGGTGTTCCTGCTGAAATTGAAGGATTGCATGAACTTGAAAAAAAATATGGTGCAGATAGTCCTCAATATAAATTAGCGATGCGTTCAATTGAATCTACAATTGGTGGTCGTGAACAATTGGCTAACATGCGTAAAGATCCAGATCGTTTTGCTTCTCCTCAACAAAAAAATATTAATAATTTTGAAACTCAATTGAGAAATGACCATCCTGATTTTAATGATGATCAAATAAGACAAGCAGCAGATGCGTATTTGAAAGGTGAAGAAGAAGTTAATGGAGAAAAACTTCCTCCATTATCGTCCCAAGCAAATGCAATTAGACAAGATATTTATAAGAAAAATTCAACACCTGCTTTGCAAAATCAAGCTGCCAATTTAAATAATACATTAAATGAATTTGAACAATTTGATATGAAACCTTTAAAGGCTTATACCGGTGCAAAAGGATTAGTTAAATTTAATTATCAAAAGTTAAATCCATCTAAAAGAACTCAAGAATGGTATGACTATGATGCCTTTAAAAATTCTGCTCAAATTTATGCAATGGATACTTTGCGTAAAGGTTTTGGAACATCTGTTGTGCCTGGATATGTGTATGAAACTTTAGGAAAGATGTCTAATCCTGTTGATCCTATTTGGGGCGACCCTAAACAGGTTGATACAAGATGGAATAAGACAAAAGAATTAATTAGAAAGGCTACCAAAAATACAATTAAGCAAGCACAAAGTGGCGCAACGACTTCTTTATCTGAAAAGAAATCTTCTTCAAATCAAAAATATACTGATGCCCAATTGGAAAAATTTGCACAAGAAGCAAGGGATGCTGGTGTATCAGAAGAAAAGATCGCACAAAAAATGGCACAATTGAAAGGAGAGATGTAATGTCTCAACGTAATCCTTTTTTAGAAGATGAATCAGAAAATCCTTTTTTGGAATCTAAAGAAGAAAGTAAAAATAATAATTCAGAAAATTCTCTAAACGAAATTGGAGGATTGCCTGGATTTTTATTGAAAATTGCACCTTCATTGGTGAAGGGTTATAAACATCCAAAAGAAGCTATTTCTGAAAGAGTTCAAGGATTAGGTCGTGGATATCAAGATATTGGAGAAGGTTTAAAACAATTAGGATTAGAAGGTGCTGAGAAAATTGGATTAAAACCTAAAGGAACATCAGATAAATATACTAAAGATGTTCAGGCAGAAAGGGATTTTTATAATAAATCTTCCGGAGGTCAAGATCCCCTCGCTCAAATGCTTCGCTCAGGTGCTGGATTTACATTACCAGGTGTAGGTATGGGCACTGGATTGTTAGGAAAGGGCGGTATTTCATTACTACAAAAAATGCTAATGGGTGGTGCTGGTGGCGCTATTGGTGGAGCAACTAAATTTGTACCTGAAGATGAATCAAGATTAGAGAATACTGTTAAGGGTGGCGCAATTGGATCTGTCATTCCTGCTACTGCGGCTCTTCCACGCGGTGTTTCACAATTTGAAGAAAAATTTATTAAGCCATTATTCCATAAAGGAAGTCCACAAAAGACAGCATCTTTCATTCAAAAAGGTCATGATCTTTTAGATAAAGAAGCTTCTCAATTATACTCTACTGTTGAAAATGAAGCAGAAAAAAGAGGAATTAATACTATTCCTATTCCTAATAAATTAATCAAAGAAGCAAATGAATATCTTCCTAAAACTACAGCATCTAAAAAACTAATTGATTCTGCTAAAACAGGCGATTATAAATCGCTTAGAAAGTTACAATCTGATTTGAGACATAGAGGTGAATTATTGAAAGGTTCAGATCTTGGCGCGGATAGAGATCGGGGAGAAGAAATCCTAGATTTAAGAAATAAAATTAATAAAGAAATAGGAGATACGTTTGAAGTTTTTGGTCACCATGATTTGAAAGCAGATTTAACAAAAGCAAATGACCTATATAAGAAATTAAAAGAAGTTTATTATTCACGTCCAGCGATCGCCAACATGGTGAAAAAAGGATTAAGGAAAGTACCCAAAAATGTTAATGAAGTTGTAACAGAAATTTCTAAACCTATGGAAAAAATTAGAAAACTTCATCCTGAATTGGAAGAGGAAATAAGACTCACTAATGAAAAAGAAAAAATTCTAAAATCTTTAAAGAAAGTAGGAGCTCCAGTTGGATATGGTGCTAAATATGGTGGCATAGGTGCAACAATAGCAACTGGCAATTATTTAATGAAAAAATTACTTGGAAAGGATTAATTTATGAGTTTTGTCAGAGCTGCTAATCCGGTTTGGTATTTTGTTGATCTCGTTGGCCTTGGTCTAAACGATGAATATTATGCGTTCTTTTTAACAAATACATTACCTTATTTACCTCAGCCTGTTTATCGTGATCCACAAGGATTAACTGCATGGCCTGATCCTTTGGAATTTTTTCCAAATGGGACTTTGCCTGATAATTTATATTTTGATCCGACATTAGTTTATCGAATTGAAATTAGGCATGGTGATTCCCAGACTGATCCTCTTATTTATGAGATAAATAATTTCGTTCCTGGTGGTGGGACTTCTCCAGATAATCAATTAGAAATATTTGGAAATGAAAATGAAGTATCGAATAGTCAGTTTTCAGAAATTAACTTTGTTTCACCATTAACAATTTCAGTAGCAGGTACTTACTCAATTGCACCAGGTTGGGATTTAGTTTTAACAGGTTCAGGTACAACGACAGTTTCCCAACTTATTTTAACTGGTGATGCCTTACAACCTACTAATCCACCATTCGCTTTAAGAATAGCAAATTCAGGTTGGTCAGGTGCTGATTTGGTTCAGAGATTTAATGGTAATGGAGCGCTCTGGGCAGGTGGTGCTGTTACGATGTCTGTATTAGCAAGAGGTTTTGGAGCATCTCAAAATCTTTCATTGATTTATGCTCCTAATGCTGGAACTGGAGTGTTTCAAACAACCATTAAATCTGGAACTGTCACAACAGGTAATTTCCAAGTATTTGCTGGTGCAAGGTGTTTACCTGTTTCAACTAATCCTACGCCTAGTACCACTGCTTATGTAGATATGATTATTAGACTTCCAACGTCAGGTACAGTCGATATCAGTAATGTTCAAATGATTGGTCAAAGCAGTCCTCTTCCAGATTGTGACCCTTTAGTTAGTGACCAATTTATTGTTCCTTACCAACAAGAAACTAATGAAAGAATGATTGATCATCTTTTTCATTATTATCGATCACAATTGTTAACTAAGCCAAAAGACAATTTATTAGTGGGATGGAATTTTCCATTAAATCCATTTCAATTTACTTTGACTGCCGTTACCACGATTGTTCCTCAGACTTCTTACATTGCTGATCAAACTATTTTGCATCAAGAAGCAGCTAGCCAATTACAAAGTGGTAAAAATACAGTTGATCAAAGGGCTAATTTAGTCATTAAAGCTGTAGCTGCGGCGACCACAACCAGATTCGCGCTAATCCAATATATTGATCCTGCATCAATTAAGCCATATTGGAGTTATGTATTATCAGCTTTTGCAAGAGCAAGAATTGTTACATCTCATAGCACCGTGGTGCACTTAAAATGCAGATTAATTTATAGATCATCGCTTCCTTCTGCAATATCAAATACTGAACCAATTTCAGCATGGGCTGCAGCTTCTGATCCTTCATTTGGAGCAGGTTGGACTGCTATTGCTCCATTAAATGATCCTGCATATTTATTACCTAATGCTTATGCGACTGATGAAGTGGATGGTGGGACAGCTTATCCTTCATTTTCTTTCGATCAATTCCAAATGCCAGATAGTAATAATGCCAATATGACTCTCGGCATAGTCATTTACACAATGGATAATTTAAATGCGACAGCAGCTTCTGAAGATTCAATTGAGTTTGATAGGGTATCACTCATTCCATCTTATTTTGGGGCTGATGCTTCTCCAGAGACTTTTGATGAATGTCTATCTAGATGCCAATATTATTATGAAACAAGTTTTGATAAATCTGGATTGACTGTAAATTATGTTTTTGCAGAACAATTTGCAGATGGCAGTGGGGTAACAATAACAGGTTATCCCAAAGGATTTGGCTTTCGCTATAACACAATTAAACGTGCTGCTCCTTCCACTCTTACTTTCATTAATCCCGATACTGGAAATCCTGCTGCCATCGCATTTGTATTAACTGATGGTGCTACTATTATTATTGAAGTAGAGCAAGCTATTGCTACATGGGCATTATTGAATAGTAATACTAAGGGCTTTAGTTATAGGGCTGCTAGTAATGCAGGAATTTCTCCACAAGGTAATGCAAGTACACATCCAGAAGGTTATATAAAATATCATTTTACGTCAGATAGTAGACTTGGAGTTTAATATGACAAGTTATAATGCAAATTTTGATTTAACGATTCCATTTTCAGATACGACAGTGCAAATGAATTTGGCTGCGAATGTTGAGCAGACTTTTACGGTGCCTGGAACAAATGCTCAAAAATATCAGGCATTATTTGGCTACAATCAAACTGCAAATGTTTATGTGGGATATAATGTAACGGCTGTTGCACCTGGAGCTGGATTACAAACCTCTACTGCTAATATAGAATTTCGTCCTGATAAACGATTTGTGAAAGGCGGAGATATTCTTCACTTTGCAAGTCCTGATGCTGCTGGTTCTTATATTGGGATATCTCTAAGAACACTTCCAGGTTAAAATAGATATTATTCGCACAAGGATGGTGCAATGGTAAACACAATAAAATTTTCTGAGTTTGATGCTATTAATCTCAGCGGTGACAACTCTCTTGTTGGGTTGAGTGATGGGGTTAATGCAATATCTGATTTACCAATCAGCTGGACAACTGCAACACGGCCAGGTTCTCAGCCTCCTTTTGTAGCGCCTACGGATGGATTTTCTGGTTACAATACAACCATTTCGCAATGGGAATTTTGGGACGCAGGACAGGGTCAATGGGAGATTATAGGTGGTGGCGGCGCTGGAACTGTTACAGAGGTCGATACAGGAACAGGTCTGACAGGTGGTCCGATCTTTGCTTCTGGGACGATCTCTTTTGCGCCGATAGCAGCTAATTCTTTCTGGGCAAATACAACAGGTGGTGTGGCAGTCCCCGCCGTTACTTCCTTGGCGAACTTTCTTTTAGCGTCCAACAATCTTTCTGACCTACCAAATAAACCGCTTGCTCGATCAAACCTTGGAGTCGCCATCGGCACCAATGTTGAAGCATGGAGCGCCATATTAGATCAAATAGCGGCTGGGATTTGGACAGGTGCAACTAGTATTACAACGCTAGGCACAATCACAACAGGAATATGGAATGGTTCAACTGTGACCGTCCCATTTGGCGGAACAGGAAATACCTCCTTTACAGCTTTCTCTGTCATTTGCGCAGGCACTACTTCAACAGCTCCCTTCCAAAATGTCTCTGGGCTTGGATCTGCTGGACAGGTTCTTACCTCAAATGGTGCTGGCGGCCTACCTACATGGCAAAGTACCACAGGTTCAGGAACTGTGAACCCTGGTCTTATCAATCAACTTGCTTATTACGCTGCTTCGGGAACGGTGGTCTCAGGACTCGCCACGGGAAATGATGGTGTGCTTATCACATCTGGCGCAGGAGTGCCGAGTATCTCCTCGACGCTGCCGCTTCTTGTGCAAACGAATATCACTGAGCTCGGAACAATCACGGTTGGGGTTTGGGAAGGGACGAATATTGCGCTGGATCACGGCGGTACGAACGCTTCTCTCGTTGCCTCAAATGGCGGTATTTTTTACTCAACTGCGACGGCTGGAGCCATTCTTCTGGGGACAGCGACTGCTAATCAAATACTCATGAGTGGGTCGTCTTCTGCACCTCACTGGTCGACAGCTACATACCCGGTGACCACTACTATAAATAGAATTCTTTATTCATCGGCTGCAAACACAATTTCAGAAATTGTAACGCTTACAAATGGAGTGCTAATTACGGGTGGCACTGGCATACCATCTATTGCGACGACACTGCCCTCAACAGTGCAATTGAATATTACGCAGCTAGGAACTGTTACGACTGGGGTTTGGAATGCGACAACTGTTACTGTGCCTTTCGGTGGAACAGGAAATACGACTTTCACGGCCTATTCAGTGATATGCGCTGGAACGACAGCAACTGGACCATTTCAGAATGTAGTTGGAGTAGGTGTGAGTGGTCAGGTATTAACTTCGAACGGAGCAGCCGCCTTACCTACTTGGCAGAATGTTTCAGGAACAGGAACGGTCAATTCATCTACTGCAAATAATCTTGCGTACTATGCTACGACTGGAAACACAATTTCAGGTCTCGCAAGCGCGAATGAGGGACTACTTGTTACATCAAATACAGGTGTGCCCTCTATTCTTGCTGGGTCTGGAACAACGGGGACTATTCTTAGAGCTATCTCTGGTGCAGCGCCTGCTTGGTCAACAGCAACTTACCCTGCGACTACAACCATTAATCAGATTCTCTATTCAAACTCTGGAAATGTTGTCAGTGGTCTTGCAACTGCGAATAGCGGTGTATTGGTGACATCTTCTACTGGTGTGCCTTCGATCTTAGCTGCTGGTACGACGGGACAAGTGCTACAGGCTTCAACTGCGGGTACGCCTGCCTGGTCGACAGCTACCTATCCTGCAACTGCCGGAACTTCTGGTAATGTGCTGACTTCTGATGGAACTAACTTTATAAGCTCCACTCCTGTTGGACCTTTAACTTTTGCATCTATTGCAACACAAGTTTTTACATCAAGTGGAACCTACACGCCAAATGCTAAGATGGTTTATTGCGATGTCCGAGTGGTTGGTGGTGGTGGTGGCGGCGGCGGTGGTGCTGCTGGAAGTTCAACTGTCGTTAGTGGTGGTGGCGGCGGCGGTGGTGCTTCTTTTGGTAGAGGAATATTTAGTGCTGCAACAATTGGTGCTTCACAAACTGTCACAATAGGTGCGCTTGGTACAGGGGGATCAACTGGAAATAACCCTGGTAATGCAGGAACAGATACAACTTTTGGCGCTTTATTAACTGGAAAAGGCGGAGCCGGTGGATCTGGAAGTGCTGCAGGAAGTGGAACAAGTGCCGCTGGTGGTGCAGGTGGCGTATCAACATTAGGTTCTGGATTTTATGCCATAGCAGGACAAAAAGGTGGTGTTAGCTTATGTTTTGCTATCACTGGATTAGGTGCCTTAGGTATTTGTGGTATAGGCGGAGCATCTCAATTAGGAAATGGCGCTGTTGGGGTAGTTTCAGGCGCAGGTGTTAATGGAAATGCGGCTAGTGGTTATGGAGCTGGTGGTGGTGGTGGTGGATCTAATACAGGTGCTACTGCTGCTGGTGGTAATGGAACACCTGGAATTTGTATAGTGATTGAATATTTGAAAACATAATTTAGCCACCTAATAGTTTATTAAGTGGCTCTTTGATTTAAAGTTCAGTTGTATTGATTTCTGGATCAGGAATACTAGCTATAATTTCTGATTCAACAGCCTGAGGTATGGCTTCTTCTTTTTTAATGATTGGACATTGGCTTATTACTTTTTCAAAACAAATCATTCCAATATCAATTAACTTGTATGCTTCTTGAGCGAGCATATTATTTTGATCAATTGGAATACATTTTAAGAAATTAACAAAATTATGATAGTTTGCATAAGCATTAACAATTAGAGATTGTTTAATAATTGCATCTTGATTCTCACTCATTACTTCTTCCTTTTGTTGGGTTAATTTTTTCTTCCATTATGGGGATATTTTTAACAAGAAAATCTTTAAAACAAAACATACAAAATGGAATTCCATATCCTAAAGGATCATGATGTATAGACCACATCAGATTGCTATTGCATTTTTTACATATGTGTTCCTTAGGATGAAAATACATTATTTCTTTTTAGCCTTTGGAATCTTTGCACCAGATTTTCTGGCTTCATTAAGACTAGCTGCAATCGATTGGTCTTTAGGGTGACCAGATTTTTCCATTTCTTTAATATTTTTACCGATTGTTTTTTTACTTTTTCCTTTGGCGAGTGGCATTTTATTCTCCTTGATAATTTCTTTCGTTTATAACCATAATTTCTTCACTAATCCTTGCTAAATGTTTATTTATATCACTTAATTGAATATTGGTTTTATCAAAAGATTTTGCAATTTTTTTCAATTGTATAGCTATTGCTTCAATAAAATTATCTTCCATCAGTTTTATCTCATGTGTTTATTAATAAAATCTATCACGGATTTTTCTTTACCTAGTTTAATGGCATTTAAAGGTGTTAGTACACCAAAACCAAGTTTAGGATGCTGGGATTTAAACCAATTCCAGGCAGCTTCGCTGTTTCCATTATAATGTTTTTTTACTTTATCGAAATATTCTTGGTCAATCATAAAGACCTTAAAAAAACCCCGCTTGGGAAGCGGGGTAAAGAAGATTAATCAGCTTTTAACATGATGATTTTCATGTAAGCAGAAGAAGCAGGTGCATTGGTTCCTAATACTGGAGCTGCAACTTGAACAACTGCGCTTGAACTATTTGCAAGTTCAAGTACATCACCAGCATCAAAGTGAACAAAAACGTCAGCGACGATTTCATTTGCTTTTTGTTCTGGGGATATTGTTTGATTAGCAAAAGTACTACCAGGAACATAAACTCCATTTTTAAATAGAGATAATGTCCAGCATGGTAATGGACTAGCAATTGGATTTAAATTACCACAAATACCAGTTGCTACGTCATACCAATCAGCTTTCTTAATGGTAATTTTTCCAGTTGCCGCAGCTTGTGAAACATCAATATTTGCCGTTGCAAAAATGGTATTTTCTAAAATAACAGTTTGGCCCGCAACGAGAGAGCCTGGGCTTGCTGCTAAGTTTTGATTTAGAATTGAGAATACTTCTGCAAATTCTGGTGCAGCTAAAGCTGGAGGAGGATTAGTGCCACCATCATTACAATTTACACATGAACCTGGAATACCTTGTGGGCCTTGAATACCTTGAGGACCTTGTAAGCCGTCTTGACCACGAGGACCTTGAATGCCTTGTTCACCTTGAACGCCTTGCATACTCTTATCACAAGGGTTGCATTTACATTTATGATCATCCATTAATTTTTTTACTCCAACAATTAATACGCTTTACCTTTACCACCATTACTGTTTGGTAATGGCATCTTTGGTTCCAATTGAACATTGCGTTTTTCAGCTTTCATTTGGGTTGGCGGACGTGGTGTATTTGCAAGGTCTGACATGTCATGGTAGCCCATTGCATTTGTCATTTGATCGACATTGCGAGCTTGCCAGCTTTTTTTCATGCAGTAGGATTCATTCTCTACTTGGCCGTTTACACCATCAGCATTTTGATAATCTGCCATGATTAAATTCCTTTTAATTATGCAATTGTTTGTGAAAAACGTAATACGACACCATAGAAATCATAAGCCGTTGTTGCTTGATTATTCGCTGTGATTTCTAATGAATATTTACTGTCTGCCGTAATATCAAAAGCAGGGGTTGTTACGGTGCAATTTGTTACATAAGGATTTGCTTGTGTAGCTGTAGCCAAAGTTGCAGTGATTGGAATTGAGGTAACTGAAACTGCCACGTTATTTGCATACGCGATTCTATCTAAAGTTGCAGTGTGTGCAGTCATTGCAAGCGTGCCGATAGAATAAATAATATCAAAACTATCTAATCTAAATCCTTTAGCGGCAGCAGCTACAATAATTGGATTAATATCAACAGCAATAATAGAAGTTTCAGCAGCAGCGGTATGACGTTTAACATAATTACCTTGTGCTATACGAGTAGTTGTCCATGTGCCTGTTCCAAAATTTATAACATCATTGATACCTAAGAATTGTTGCTTAGCAATAATGTTTGCAGCACCTGTATCTAATAAAACATTTGCAGTTGCAGCACCAGGATCAGGTAAAGAGATAACACTTGATTGTCCCATTACACTGTTGCGCAATGTGGTGTTAAATGCACCGCCTGCATTTAATGCAGAAATAATTAATGAACCATTTGCAGCAGTGGTTGGAAAAGAAATTAATGTACCAGCAGTTCCAGATTTACCAGCTTGGATATTTCCATCATTTTGAATATTTGCTGCGGTGTCATCAACTGTTCCATTCACATCAACAAAATGAGCGATGTAATTAACTTGAGTTGCAGAACCCGCCATTACAACATTTGTTTTAGTTGCATCTGATGGTAAGAAACCTGAATCTTCTAGTGCACCTAATGTTCCGTCAAAAACTGCAAAATTACCGGCGACAACGGGAAGTGTTACTTCACCATTTCCACCTGGTAGTTGAGTGAAGGTTGTGAAATCATCACCATCAAATAAAAAGAATTGGTTGCCGTCGCTTGCTTGAACTAAAATCACATCGCCAACTAACCAAGTCCACTCTCCCGCGTTGAGAGCAGCAAGTTCGTCAGCTTGATTTAGAACATAATTGGCAGCCGCGACTTCGGCTAATGTGTTTTCTGCGACGACTCTAACGATATTTGGGACGTTATTAAAGTCCCGTGCTATAGCAATAATGGCCATTATGCTTGTCTCCCTGACAAATATATAAAGTTTCCATACAGGGAAGATTGTATCATATTTGGCTAAGGGAACAATGAGAATTAAGGGGGAACAATCCCCCTTAATGTTCTATGTGGAACATTTTCAGAATGGAATATCGCTGTTTGCAAATTCAGAATCGTTAGATTTGGTTAAATTTTGTTTAGCATAATCATTAATTCGATTCGTTTTTATGATTTCACCATCCTTTTCATATTCAGAGACAGATACTTTTGCAACTCCTTCTCTCCCTAGAAAATCAGTAGCTTCTAAGTTATCTAAATCATATTTATCAAGAAGACCGCATGTTTCTGCAAAGTGACGTAGCTTGTATTCAAAATTCTCCATGTCGAGCATGATCCAATCTGTAATCTTGAGTGAGCGACCTTCGTTTAAAAGAAGTAAACCAACAACTAGCATTTTATTGATTCCATTCTTGCAAGTTTTTTCCTCTACACTTTCTACAAGAAATTTATATTCTCCCTTTGGAAAAACATTTCGTAATTGATCTTGTTCTTCTGTAATTCGTTTGTAACCTAAACTCATTTGGAACTCCTTAGTTATCGAATTTCTAAACGTATATTTTGTTTTAACGCTGCACCTGGAATAACAGCACCAGACAATATTTCTTCCTTTAACTTTATTTTATCTAAAGATGTAACGCTTTTTACTTTCTTATAATTATCTGGAATCTCATCCTCGTTAAGGATATCTACGGAAAGCGGACATTTTTTTATTTTCACAATGAAATAAGGACATGAGATTTCATTGATGCCGCATCTTTCCATATTAGATTTTAAATAGTCTGACAAGTAAGTGAGACGGTTGTCTAATCTCTTTTCGCGTTCCGCCATTTCTTTCTTTGCATTTTCGATCGCGTTTCTCTCCGCTTCGAGATTTTTTATATACGAAGCAACAGCGATCCCTTTTTCTTTCACTTCTCCTTTTGCTATGTCGAGGAGAGCAATTGCATTCTCATTAACTTCACCAGTTTCTGGATCGAAAGTTTTACTTAACACTTCTTGATATTCATTGGCTATTTTGTAGAGATTCATAATGCGATGTCCTCGTTGTAATATTCGTTCATCTTTTGTTTAACAAAATTAAGATCGTTTGGGATATTTCTATCTTCAAACATTCCCATTGGTGACTTTGCGATATGACGCGCATCACCTTGGGTTATGAAATGATAGTTGCCGTCAGTAACTTGTGTTTGTAAGAGCATCGCAACAGTTGTTTCCATTCCATACTTTTCTGCAAAAAGTTTACCAATGGTTTTGATGTTCATCTTTCCTGACTCATCCATTGCAGAATGTGTGAGGATGAAACAATCAATATCTTCGCGAAGTAACTTCAATGCGTTCATGATTGACCAGGCATGATTACCAATTTCTGAAAACTTATCGAAACCACGCTCCATACAACGACGCATAAATTCATTAGTCATTACAAATTGAAAATCATCTATGATGATTGTTTTAATATCTGGACGATTGTTTGATATAAAGTTTGCTGCCTTAATAATTTTTGAATAATCATCCGTAGAATAATAATTACCTTCTTTCCAATCACTAGACATGCTTTTATATTTATTTTTGTAACCACGGAATGGAAGTGGTTTATCAATAATATTTAAAATAAAAGTTTCATTATGATCTAAATTTCTTATCGAAGTACTTTTACCGGTTCCGCTTTCACCAATAATTAAAGATATGTTACTCATGCTGTAAATCTCCAAAATATTTCGCCATTATTTCTGTCTTGAACTGGGACATAACCCTGTTCGTATTTGTCTTTGCATTCTTTGATTGGTAACTGAGAATCAATTAATTCATGCATTCGATCTAAGATGAGATCTTTTGTTACTTCATCGTGATCAAATAACATTGAAAGAAAATTCTCAATTTCGTTTTTTGGTAAATCATTGATGTGAAGTGAATATCCATCGAAATGATTTTTGTCTGCATATTCGTCTATAATGGAATGTTCAATATAATTTGAAAGAATTTTTTTCATGGCTTGTCATTCCTTTGACATTTATTTTTAGCATGAGGGGCGCTGCAATCCGTACAATATATCACCCCAGCAGGTTGGTAGCCCATAGTCAGCCAGTATAAAGTTTCTTCAGTTGGATCCATTGGTTCATAACCATATTCGTATTTCATTTTGCTTCCCCTGTTTGTAGTTGATGAAGACAAGAATATATCATTAGTTAGCACATGTCAACACTTGTAAACATTGTTATACTAGATATAAGTTGACATGTTTATATTATTATTTTATAAAGGTTTACAATTTTACGGAGGAGAAATTAATGAATACGGCAGATAGCTTGAGATATATAAGATATGAATTAAGGTTAAACCAGGCGCAATTAGCATCAGTATTAAATGTAACTAGATCATCTATTTCTTGTTATGAAAATGGCCGAAGACACCCTTCTTATGCCACAGTATTAAAAATATTGAAGTTAGCAAAACAACATAATTTAAATGTGAGTTTGGATGACATTAAACCGGAATAAGGATGTTTTATGATATCCCATCAAATTGAGGGGAATAAGATGACGTTTGAAAAAGACCATATAACTAGAATTACTCGTCTTGAAACAGTTGTTGAAAGTATTAATGAGACTTTAAAGGATATTAAATTTAATCAGAAAGATTTGTCTAATGATATTAAAGCGATTCAAAGAGATTTATCGAATGATCTTAAAATGCTTAGAAGTGAAGTGTGGAGTCAAACCAAATGGATTTTGGGATTTATTTTCTTAATTCTTGGCTCACCACTTTTTACAGCTTTATTATCTAAAATTGCAGCATGGGTGAAAATTACTTAAAAGGATTTTATATGGCATGGATGCAATATAGCCAAATCAAAAGTTTAGTAGATGAATATTGGGAATTGAAGGATGAGAAGAGATATGAAGAATTTATTTTAAAACTAACTGAAATTTTAGATATCTAAAATAAAAAGGGGGAAGTTAAGGCTTCCCCTTTTCTTTCTAAACACCACAATAAGTAAGGAATCTTAATGAAGCTAGTTCCATATGGCAAGCCTCTTTATGAATTATTGCTGGAGGGGAAAAATCCCAGTAATAGTGTTTATGTTTATATCGGTCAAAAATCATGGGAGAAAGGTCAAAATTCTTCCATATCACGTCCTACCAGAACATTAGTGTTACCACCTCATCATTTACCCCAATCTTATAAATGGCCCGTTCAGGGATGTGAGATACTTCTGATAGAGACTAGCAATTTAGTAACGGAATACATTGAAGATATTGTACAAGTTTTGTTCGATTATGATGCGGACAGAGTGGTACTTTTATCTTCAAATTTATCGATAACCCTATATAAAAAGGAATTTTAATTATGTCCGATGATCGTCGTCCAGATAAGAAATTTAAGAAATTAAACACTATTCCGTCGCTATCTTCTGAGACTGAGATCTATGAGTCAGAATGGTCTCTTATGTCAGAAGTTGAAGGGCGTGAGCAAGCATGGTTTTGGAAAAATGTTATTCCGTTGCATACAAGTACAGTTTTAGCTGGTATTGGGGGAATTGGAAAATCTTTATTATTGCTTAATATAATTTCTCATGTGACTAATGGTAAAGAGGCTATTATTTGCGGTGAAAAAGTTAATTTCCCGATAGGTAATGTCATTTTATTAAGTGCAGAAGATGATATCCATTCACAACTTCAGCCAAAATTAAAAGCTATGGATTCTAATTTAGAAAAAATTCATTTCATTAAATCCAAAATTGGAAATCTTTCTAAGAAAAAAAGATTTCTCGAATTGGATTCTGATTTATATATTATTGAAGACAAACTTATTAAGTTAAAAGAAGCTAATGAAGAAGTCACTTTCATTGTTATTGATCCAATCACATATTTTTTAGGTAAGGTGCGCGATAGTTATAATATCGAGGTCGCTAATTTTATACAGGGCCTCAATGATTTAGCTGAAAAATACAATCTTGCCATCATCCTTAATAAGCATCTCAGAAAACAAGCATCGGGCGGAATGAGAGGTCTTATGGATGCTATCAATGAAATTAGTGGTGCAAGCGCCTGGGTTAATACTCCACGCATGTGCTGGTTGATCACCGCTTGGCATGATGACCCTGCGATTAAAGTTATGACTAATGCTAAACAAAATTTAATTTCAGTTGAAGATACCCAACAAGCATATGCATATCGCATCGTTTCTCATGAGGGAAGGGGTAAATTAGAGTGGTTGGATGGTAAAATGTGTATAAATTCTAATCAAGCAATGAACAAATCTGAGTATGAGGGGGGCAAACTGAAGCAAGGAATTGAGTTTATATTGAACTATTTAAAGAAGAATGGGCAATCAAGGTACGATGCTATCGTAGAGGCAGCAGTTCAGGCTGGTATAAAAAAGAAAACAATACGCAATTCTTGTGAACAATTTGAACAAGACTATGCGGATGAACTTGAGATTAGTCGCGGCTTAAGAAATGCAAAAGTTTACAGATTAGTATAAAAACATGTGCTAGGCACACATACATGGGCAAACAGGGCAAACTGGCTGGGAGACCCCGTGGTTGACGCATTTCAGTTTGCCCTTTTTAGTTATCCCCTTAGGCAAACAGCATGGGCAAACTGGATCAGTTTGCCCCCAGTTTGCCCCCAGTTTGCCCCCCTTATGGGCAAACACAAACACACCCCTAAGTATATATATATATTATTATTATTATTATTATAGTGTCAGTTTGCCCTGTTTGCCCATGGGGGGGTATATAGAAGGTTTTAATTTTAGGAGAATGAGTATGAATTTTTTGAGCAAGGAAGATGTAGAGAGGATGGATTTAAACAAAGCTGATAGAGAACTCTATTTTGATGTTTTGGCTAAAGGTGGAAAATTGTCACTTTTGGAAGAACGCAAGGATGGTTATTCGGTTGCTATTATTTTTGAGACTTAATGATGAAAATCTCATGGAAAGAGAGAAAGAATTATTTATGTAAGTTGATTAAACAGGTCTCGGATGAGAATGGAGGGGATGAGGAAGAATGGTTGAGGGAGTATGCGAGAGAGATGGTTAATAAGTATCGGGATGATTTAGAAACGCCAATTGCATGCTTTGATGATTTAATTTACAAAAAAATGACAATTATTATTTAGGAGAAAGAAGATGAGGTTTTTAGAAACGATTACTTTTATGGGAAATGATGCGTTGGTTCCAATTGATAGAATTAAATGGATCAACTTTACTTATATTGATGGATGGAGAATAAAAATTGTGTCGGATGATGGTGATTGGGAAGAATGTTTTGGAGATGATGATGATAAAGCAAGTAAACGATATGTAATGATAAAGAGGATTATTGAAGCTGAATAATTTTTAGACTTATGTCAGGATGAAATTTTCACAAGGATGTGAAGATGAGAGGTTCTTATGGAAAGAAGTATTTTCGAGCTGTAGGTGGATTGTATGGGGATAAGGTCGAGAAAGATCCTGAGACGTTAGATCTTTTTAACAAGGTAGAGGTAAAGGAGAAAAAGAGATCGTCGCGTGTAGACGCTCCTAGTGAGTTTGAGGAGCATAGATTAGTGGTGGTTTGGTTAATGAGGAATAAGATACCTTTTTATCATATTCCGAATGGTGGCTATAGGAAGCAACATGAAGCGTATAAGTTGAAAGCAATGGGAGTATTTTCTGGGGTGCCTGATTTGTGTATTTTGGGGGGCAGGAAGGGTTACCATGGTTTGTATGTTGAGGTTAAACGTTCTATTGGTGGTAGGCTTTCTGATACGCAGGAATATTGGGGAAGAGTTCTAACTGAAGCTGGGTATTTATGGAAGGAAGGGAAGGGAGCCGATGAGTGCATTAGGATTATTAGCGATTACTTCGACATGGGGAACGGGAATGGTAAATTTTGACATGGCGGTTGAATTTGTGCTGCAGAATGAGGGAGGGTTGGTTGAGAATGAGAATGATGCGGGGGGAATAACGAATTTTGGGATAAGCTTGCGGTTTTTGCGTAGCTTAGATGATGCAAAGTTAAAGAAATATGGGATATTTATACCGCCAGATGCGGAATCGGTAAAAGAATTGAGTAGAGAGCAGGCACGGACTATTTATTTTGGCGAATTTTGGGAGAAAAGTGGAATAATTGGGCTGCGGGAGCAAAATGTCGCGAATTATTTATTTGATATGATGGTGAATATGGGTACGGGACAGGCTGTGAAGATATTGCAGAGGGCGACTTGGGCGCTAACGTGTAATGTGGGGTGTATTAAGGACGATGGAATAATGGGTGAAATGACACTTTCATTGGCGAACGCTTTTGCTAGTGGGGAGGTTATTCCGGTGCTCATGGCAATTAGAGCTGAGTTTTATCGAAGCCTCGATAGGCCGGCTTTTTTAAATGGCTGGTTAAAAAGAACGTATAGGATTTGAGCTAAGGAGAGCGATAATATGGGGCTTTTTAATTGGTTAGGGGGCGTAGAAGCGCCTATAAAGGCAGTCGGGGATTTGTACACGACGGATAAGGCTAGATTGGAAGGTGAGACGAAATTAACGCAAGCAGAGTCTAGTGCGAGAATGGCTCAGCTTGAGAATAATCGGTTGATGGTGTTGAGTGGGAAGGTTTTTACGGGTGGTTGGATTGCGTTATTAGGGTGGACATGCGGATTTTTGGTGTTGCTATTTTATGCGCCTCAGATAATTGTGCTTACTTATATTTGGGCGAAAATATGTTTGCAGAATGGATATGTTATGGCGTTTCCGATGCAGCCTGATGATATTTTGAATTTGATTTATTTACTTTTTGGTACCGGGGTTTTGACAACGATTAAAAGAAATAAATGATTGTTTTTTGGGGATGGATTGGGTAAATTAAAATCACATGAGCAACTCCATTCTCTTGTCATGTTTAAAGTTACAAAATATGCCCTTCCTTCCCTGTAAGGGCATTTTTGTTTAAGTTTCTATTTGAGAAATAAAAAAACATACGAATATACCAAGCATATAACCATATAATGCTGAAGAATAAGATGTTACGAAATCATATTTTATATCAAGAATGGCAATAATAAGGCAAATTAAAGATAAAGTTATATAGTCAAATTTCATTTTAGTTATTCTCTACTTTATAAATAATAAAGTGTATGAATAAAGAAATTCCAATTACTGCACCCATTAAGAAGATAAGTATTTTCTCCATTTTCATTAACATGAGAGCTTTAGCAAATATCATACCGATAATGAATGAAATCATTTTATTTTTTCTCGTTTTGTTTTGTTGGCCAAGATTATAATTTTTGTGTAGTTATGTCAATAGATGTTTAGTATTTATTTTATATTTTTTTGAGGTATAATTGGTTAAATTGTTTACTATTTGAGTATCTTGTAATGCGTTATAAACCTTTTCCTTATGATGATGAAATTGGGCAAGAAATTTGTCGTACGATTGGTACTCATAGTGAAGGACTTAAAGCACTTTGTAAGAAAAACCCTTCATGGCCTCGTCCAGCTCATATTTATACATGGATGATTGAAAACCCTTCGTTTAAAGAGATGTATATACGCGCGAAACAAAATCAGATTGAATCTTTAGTCGATGATATTGTCGATATTGCCGATGATACAAGTGAAGACTGGATTGAAAATGATAAGGGAACGATTGTCGCTAATCATGATCATATTAATAGAGCGCGCTTGCGCATTGATACGCGCAAATGGCTAGCGGCTAAGCTCTGCCCCCGATTATATGCTGATAAGACGCCGTCGAATACAGACAATAATGATGCACTCTCACAATTCCGTGTTGAAGATAAATAAGGTTAGCTATGTCAGATACATTTAGAAAAGAATACAAACCATTAAGTGGTATAGTTATAGATGATATTTTTGTTTTTAAATCCAAAGCTGAGCAATTATTCCATGAATTTGATGCTGCGAATTTACGGCAAGAAACAGATAAAAGAATGATGGAACTCGCTAAAACAAATCTCGAACAAGCTATTATGTGGGCTATTAAGTCGATTACATGAACAAAGCAGAATTTCAAGCAATCGTCTCTGACTTTCCATCCTTCGCTAAAGAGTTTTTACATATACGCAGCAAATCAGGTCAAATTAAAAAGTTTGAGCTTAATCGAGCGCAACTATATGCGCATGATCGATTAGAACAACAATTAAAAGATAAAGGTAAAGTTAGAGCGCTCATATTGAAAGGCAGGCAGCAGGGCATGTCAACCATGATTCAAGCCCGATACTTTCATCGAGTCATCACACGTCGCGGTACTAAAGCATACATCCTCACTCACGAAGCAGAGGCTACTAAAAACTTATTTGAGATGACACAAAGGTATTATGATAAGTTACCGTCAGGCTTGTGTGCGCCAGCAGATAAGGCGTCTACAAAAGAATTATCATTTAAAAAATATGATAGCGGTTATGCGGTTGGAACAGCGGGAAATAAGGGAGCGGGAAGGTCACAAACTATTCAACTATTCCATGGTTCTGAAGTTGGTTTCTGGCCTCATGCTGAAGATCATGCTAAAGGTGTTTTGCAAGCGGTAAGCAATGAGAAAGGAACTGAAATAATCCTTGAATCAACTGCGAATGGTATTGGTAATTATTTTCATTCTATGTGGAAATCTGCTGAATCAAAGCATTCTGAGTTCATTTCTATTTTTATTCCATGGTATTGGCAAGAGGAATATATTGCAAATGATGTTGGGTTTTCACCAACTGAGGAAGAGGATTATATTTATAATCTTTATAAAGAAGATGGCATGAGTCTTGCTCATCTTGCTTGGCGTCGAATAAAGATATCTGAATTTTCTAATGATTATGATGTTGGTATGGAATCATTCAAGCAAGAATTTCCATGTACTGCTACCGAAGCTTTCTTAAATCCTATTGCGAATGTATTCATTAATGCCAAACATGTTGTGCGAGCTAGACGTGCAAAAGTCGAATCAGATACCAGATTAATTATTGGTGTTGATGTGGCAATGGGTGATACGGATAAGACCGCAATCATTAGACGCAAAGGTCGAGTAGCCTATAATCTGGAAACGTTCCGAAACATGAACACAATGGAAATAGCAGGATATCTTAAACATGTCATTGAGAAGGAAAGACCTCATAAGATGTACATAGACTGCATCGGCATTGGCGCTGGTGTTGTGGATAGACTTCGCGAACAAAATTATCATTTCGTGGAAGGTATTAATGTTGCTCGCTCTGCCAACCATAAAGATAAGTTTCGTAATCTTCGCGCTGAACTCTGGTCAGAAATGCGTGATTGGTTGACACAAGAAATGCCGGTTCAAATTCCCGATGATGATACGCTGCATGGGGATCTCTGCAATCTCGGCTACAAGTATGATTCTTCTGGACGACTGCTTATTGAGAGTAAAGATGATTTGAGAGCGCGAGGAATGCCCTCTCCCGATACATCCGATGCATTAGCCTTAACCTTCTACTCTGGTTTCTATGAACAAGAAGGTGATAGTGGTGTAACTGTTATCCCAGTAATACGACCGGGAATGTTTATATAATGGAATTAACTTTTTTCCAATGGTTAGCTGAACAAAAGGATAGACATGATCCTATAGGAAAACTTGCTAGGAATCTTATTTATTATGCGGATGGATTAAGAATTAATATTGAACAATTAGAATTAATAGATAGTTGCGAGCAAACTATTAATGCATTTAATAGCGCAGTTGATGAGTATCAAATCTATTATCATGATAACTCGAAAGAAAAATAAATTCATGAGTTATCACGTAAGGATCAAAAGGAATGTATCAACCTATAATTGTTTAAATGATATACTTGCCTCAATAAATACATGGAATGTATTACTATGGCAATCGAGAAGGATATCGAGTTAACACGTAAGATTCGTCAACGCATCAAAAAATGGGATGATGATTGGCGTTTCAATAAAGACCAATACCATGAATTTGTCTCATTTACCATGGGAAGCCAATGGACTGAGGATGAGTCTAAGCTTTTTATTGATTATAAAAAAATTCCTTTATCATTTAATAAGCTTGCACCGCTTATCAATCATTTGCTTGGTGAACAGCGTCAAAATACCCCAAATCTTCAAGTAGTCCCTGATAAAGGCGTCGATACTGAGACTGCGGCAGTACGTGAATCCCTTATAAAAGATATCTCACTCAATTCCAGTGCAAAAGTTGTCTATCAGAATGCCTTCCAACAAGCTGCCATCGGTGGTTTTGGTGCATATCTTATCGATACAGAATATGAAAGTGAACGTGGTGATAATGCGTTTAATCTTGTGATTGTTCTTCGTCCTACTAAAGATCCTACATGGTGTTACTGGGATGTGAGTTCTCGTTCCCCATGTAAAACTGACGGCATGTTTGCAGGCCACCGTATCAGAATGAGCCGGAAGATGTTCGCTTCACTCTACGGTGAGGATGTCGAAAAGCAAATTGGTTCAGAAGCTAACTATGACGAGGGCTCAGCGACCGGTTGGATCTTCTCAACTGATGATGAGATAACGATCATCGAAGACTTTGAACGTGAATATGAAACTTCAATGATGTACCAACTCTCTAATGGTCGAATTATTGATAATAAGGCCTATAGAGATTTAGAACGCATTGAAGTCGAAGGAAAAAAGTACCTCGTTGATAATGATGAGTTTGTGACGGTCCATAACAAACGCGAGACTCACAAGTACAAGATTAAGCGTCGTAAGGTAGCTGGTGATTTCTTACTTGAAGAAACCGATTTTCCTTCTGAACAACTTCCAATCATCTTTGTAGATCAAAATTCATACATTGATAAATCTGGAAAGCAAATTTGCCGTCCGTTCATAAAAGATGCCAAAGATGCGCAACGTTACATAAACTATTTAGGCACACAATCAGCCTATCTAATGCGTGTAACCAGATATGATCAGTTCTTAGTAAGTAAACAAAATGTTAGATCTCCTGATACGCAAGTCATATGGAGAGATCCAGCCACTGCTCAAGGTGGTTTAATTTATGATGAATCACCAAATGGAAATGTTCCACAACAATTAAGACCTCAAGAATTACCTGCTTCTTTAATCAATCAGTACCAAAGAGCACTTGCTGATATCGAACAATGTACAGGGATGTATGGTACACAGATGGGAGAACAAGGCAATGAAGTCTCAGGAAATGCTATTGATGCTCGTACTAAGCGTGGGCATTATAATACTTTTGTTCCTTTCGACTCACTTAACAGAGCTATTGCATGTGGTGGGCAAATTATTGATGAAATGATTCCTCATGTTTACGATTCTGAACGCGAGATGATGTTAAACATGACTGATACGGGCATGACTAAAGTCACCCTAAATCAGCAAATGGATGAATATGGTTCACAAATCAAAAATGATATGAAAGAGGGATCTTATCAAATCAGATTATTACCAGGCCCTTCATTCGAAGGTCAGAAGCAAGAGAATCTCGAATCAATCCAAACTGTACTTCAAGCAAACCCTCAATTATTCAGCTTAGTGGCTGATTTATACGTAGATAATCTTCCAATGGCTAACAACATTGAGATGCGTAATAGGTTAAGGACGATTGTACCACCTGAAATCATCGAAGCTGGAAAAACTGGCAAACCAATTCCACCTAAACCACAGCAACCACCACCAGAATTGATGATGAAGATGCAAGAGTTAGAAATGAAGCAGAAAGAACAAATGATGAATGCTCAATTCAAGATGAAAGAGCTTGAGTTAAAAGAAAAGCAATTGGAATTGGAAGGCATTAAAACCGGCAATGATATTTCTGTTGCTATGGCTAAGATTCAAGGAGAGAAACTGCAAGCGGCAGCTCAATTACAAGAACAAGAGCTTCGTTATCAAGCCGAAACAGAGCGTACCCAGTCAGACCAAGCAATAGCACACGCTGAGAATTTAGTAAAAATATTAACCCACCAATCAAAAGCTAAGGAAAGCGCCAATGTCAGATGAAAGTAAAATAAGAAGTGTAGATGATTTAATTGTGCAAGAGGAAGCAGTTAAATTAGGGAATCCAATCTCAGAAATTCCAAAAAAAGAAGAAAAGGAATCAAAAGAATCAAAATCTGAAGAATACGAAGGTACAGAACAAGATGACGATCTTGAAGATGACGAAAATAGGGAAGATAAAAACAAAGAAGAAGAAGAATCAGAAGAAAAAAAACCAGATGAATTAGAGTCGTCACAAAATACCTCAACACAAGACGAAGTCGATGAGTATGGCACAAAGGTCGGTAAAAAGAAGCTCTACACCGAAGAAGAAGTGCAGAGGATGATTCGGGATAGGCTCTCGAGAGGTAAGAATGCTCAAACTGAAACTCAGGTACAAGCTGCTGCTAAGGATTTTACACCAGACCCTGAATCTACTGACTCTTGGGAGACGCAGTTAGAGGACTTTATAGATGCGACGATCTCGAAAAGAGAGCAGAAAGCGAAAGATTCTGAATGGCGTGCTCGTGAAGAAGCTGCTCAAGGTGAATTTGAGGTTAAGTTTACACAAGGAATGGGAAAATATAAGGATTTCGAAGCCACGGTCTCGAATAAGCCAATCACTAACGCGATGATGCTTGCTACTCGTTCTATGAATGACCCAGCAGCCTTTATTTATGCAGCTGCAAAACAACATCCCAAGGAATTAGAAAGAATTGCACAAATTCAAGATCCATTGGCGCAAGGTGTTGAAATGGGAAGACTCGAGGAACGCATGAAGAAATCACGTAATCTTCCATCATCACCAAAGCCAGCCAAAGTAATCACTGGTGATGCCTCTAATTCTTTACCACAACTTGATATTGATGCGAGAATAGCTCAACACGCTAAGACTAAAATCATGCGATAAGGAGATCGATCATGCCAATACCAGGCGATAATGGAAACCCCCGCCTTGAGCGACAAAAGCAAAACGTCAGAATCAGAGAAGTTGCCTTAACTGGCGCTGATCTTCAAAAAGATATTAATCACTGGTGTGAACCTGAAAAACCAGAAGCGATTCATCTTGATGGAGCAATCTATAGACGTGGAAAATAGTTCGAGTAATACCCAAAAGAGAAAAAACGTAATGTTATCCGGTAACATTGCGCGATCTTTAGGTATTGCTCGGGGAATAGGGCGTGACACTTCCTCCCACGTGCCTATTCCCAAGAATATTGATGAAGATAAGGAAAATACTAATCGTCATACGGAGCATCGATAATGACACCACGTGAAATTCTTGAAGAAAAGAAAGTTGAAGAAGCTAGATGCGCTGAACTGGATCGTAAGAATGAAATCAACCGAGCTAAATTTGAGGATTGTGACCATGAAGCCAAATAGATATGCAAATGAAAATATGAAAACACCAGATGGCATGCCTATGCCTCGTATTATTTATCCTAATGATATTCTTCCAGATGTTAATGACCTAACCCAGATGAGCAAAGAAGCTCAAATAGCAGAGGTGAAAACAGATGGTAGTAACCCTAGGGGCTAATCGTCAAGATAAGCGTAATAAACAAATTTTAGAGATTACAGCCAAGAATTTGGAGAAGCGTTCACCTTCAAAGCGTTTTGATTCAACGCTTGATGAGCGTGAACGAAACTATTCTACTTCTTCAAGAGATCCAAGATTGACTGAATACAGATAATGACTATATATAATAATAATATTTATATATATTTTTATTATTGTAGTTATGTGAGGGAAATGTGTGCACAAGTCTTAAATGGTAAAGATAATCATCATCTTACAAAATTAAAACCTTGTGTATAATATTGTAATAATATGTTGATGAAATTATCAATAAAACTTATCATCACTTTATTAAGAGTTTATACATAATCTACTCACAGAAATTGTGGATAACTTTAAGGAGTTTAAATGGCTAAATTAGATGCTAAGGAACGCAATGCTATTCCTAAGTCTGAATTTGGTTTGCCTGGTGAACATAAATATCCGATGCCTGATCGTTCTCATGCAGCTAACGCCAAAGCACGTGCTACCCAAATGGTTAACGCGGGTAAATTAAGTGAAGGCTCAAAAGCCAAGATTGATGCGAAGGCAAATCGTCTATTAGGTAAAGGAAGAGGCTAGGATGAGAAAACCACCATCACAAGCAGAAATGAGTGTTGCATCTAATGCTCAGCCTGGAACGCCCAACTATATGGATGAAAGCGCAGACTCTCCAGGAAATCCATTCCATAATAAAGTAGGTGGTGATGATGTTCCAGCCTATCGTTATAACAATCCACGCTATTGGGAATATCGTTAATGAGAACATTGTTTTTACAATCTAGTTTTCCTGCTAATCATAAATATTTTAGTATGGATACTTTTGTTTCTATTCCACATATTATTTGTATAGATTTATTATTTACAGACACTGATGATGGTGGTTTTTATTGTATAAATATTACGACTGAAGATGAAATAATCCATAATGAACTTCACCCTACGAAAGAATTAGCAATAAATAGCCTTAAAAATATATTAAATATCATCAATAATCCCGCCCATTATTCATTTAATATTGAAGTTGTAGATAATATTAGAATTTAGGTAAAAATAAATGGATACGTTATTCCTTTCATTAATGCTTTGTATGAGTATTATGGTTTTTATTTTATTAATTTTAGCCTTTATAAATATAAGGTAAATTCAATGGTTCATTTTAATTGTGAGGGTGGTGTTCCAGATCAAACTAAAAATAAAGATGGAGCAATGAATAAATGTTGTGAGTCTATTTATAAAAAAACTCTTTTAGAGATTATTCTACTTGTAAAAAGTAAGAATATAGAATCTGTGCATGAATTATTAAATGTTTTAAATTACGCTGTTTTAATGCTGGATGAGAAAGAAAATAAATGAATAAACTTGGAGTGTTTTTATTAGGATTGTTTATGACCATGCCCGCATTTGCAAAAACTGTGATGCATGGAACGATTAAAGAAAATAAATTATATTTTAATTCTTATGACGAAGGTAGTGCTACAAAATATTTCCCTCAGAAACATTATGAATTTTATTTATATGCTTATGATTTAAAATATGATGATGAGACAAATAAAAAAGATTACCTTGGTTATCCGATATATGATCTTGAGGCAAGAATTAAGGGTAATCTTGATTTAATCTCTTCTGATAAAAATAATGATACTTATCACTTTCGATTATCTTTAGAAGCTAGAGGCGTTACATTTACAGGCTGGACAGCTATTAAACATTTTGAAACAGGGGGCATTTCTTTTGATGGTGATATTACCTTAGCTGATCGATCGCCTGCTGTATTTGATTTAGATGTGAAATTAATCAAAAATAAAATAGGCAAACCGGAACTAATTACCTTGAACAATAATCCTTATTTTGGATTAGAGTTTTATGGGTCTGGGATTGATTTTAGTACAAAGCTCATTAGGATATCTCACGTCCCTGTCATCATCACGAAGCTATGATTATAATATTGTGCACCGAGATGCCGATTCATTCGATATATCTGGTCTCTCAATTACGACAAACTCATTTATAATATCATCAACCTGTTTATCTCTTTTCCCGAAAAGTGTAGATGAATTATTTAATGATGGAAGATTTTCTATCATTAAATTTATCCCCATGGCTTCTTTTTGAATTTTTTCAAGTTCGTTAAAACAATACTTAATAAAATTATCATAGAACTCTGGAGTTTTTCCCGGATTATTATCCCACATAATATCGAAATATTTTTTCCAATAATCCTTATGAGATTTATCAAGATACTCAATATACCCTGCCTTAAATCCGATAGGATTTGATATTTCTATTGCTTGGTAGTTTGATTTTAGTTGATCAGCAATTTTATCAATTGAGTGTTGATCTAATGAATAGTGAGTCATATAAAATTTATTAAGAGCAAAAGAGGAGGACATTGGAAATTCTAATATGTTAGGCCATTTATAAATTACATCTTGAATTCTAAATGTTCTTCCTAATTGCTCATTACAGGTATTAATAAGATTAACGCCAGCTTGATAGGTTCTGCATGTTTGATTAAGTACGGACAATACGACTGCTATTTCTTTATCTGTCGCTCCCATATTTTTGTAACCTTGCTTAATCATTTTCTTAGTACCTGGATTTTCAAAAGTAATAGTAGGATAAAAATTTGCTAATGTTCCAGTGAGATCAGCAAGAACAGCACCTAGAGAATGACCAGTGACTACAAACACAGTATTTTTTAATATTTCACGGCTATAAGTGACTTCATATAATTTTTTCGATACCAAAGAGAAAAAATCAGACATAGATTTATAATGAAGGAGGGGAATTGCGTTGATTGCTAATACATAATCGTCTAACAAATCAGGTAAAGAAGTGGGGACTGTCCCACGATGCGCGATTACAATATGAGTTGGATGAGGGTGATTTTTCACATAGCAAGCGCCTGCATAACCAGTCGAATATTCTTTATATTTAAATAAAGTCCATCCATGTGGCAAAGGTGGCCTGCCAGCATCCCTATAAACATCTAAACTCAGCGCCGCGCACTCGGACACAATAGATTTATTTTTTGCAATGACCTGATCAACCGGAATAAGGCCATCTTCTTGGTTGAAAAGATCATTAAGTTCAAAGGGGTTTTTTAAAGATCGTAAATTCATGCGCAATCCAATTTAATTTTTATTTTAGAGTTAAAAATGTACAATATAATTCTTTAGGGCTATTTATTAACATTTTATTAAGAGAGCACTAAATACATTAAATGACTCTGCTGGTCAATTCTGAAATTTCTGACGCTATTAAAAGCTTGCTATGTTTTCGTGTTCTTGTATTATTGCTTCCTATAACGCCCATTCTCGGAAGTAAAATACAGAGGTAACAAGTGAACACAAACGAACTGATAACTAACACCACAACTGAGCAACAATTAGTCGAGAAGGCAAAGTTGGACGATCTCGCCAAAAATTACATGAGGCAATCGCTGTCCCCTAGCACCCGCAAATTTTATCGCATCGACTTTGGTATCTTTTCTGCTTGGTGCGAATCATTAGGATTAACCGCCCTGCCCGCCGCTCCTGATACCGTTGCCCGTTTTCTTGCAGCCCAGGCAAGTCAAGGAAGAAAACACGCAACGCTCATTCGCCGTCTTGCTGCTATTCGTATGGCGCATGAAACGCAAGGCTATGACACTCCCACGCAACATAAAGGTGTTAAAGCTGTATTGAAAGGCATTAAACGTGAGAAAGGTATTGCTCAAAGTAAGAAAGCCCCTGCTACTGCTGACCGGATAGAAAGCATGATTGCATATTGCCCTGACACTCTCGCTGGATTACGTGATAAAGCCCTACTTCTTCTCGGCTTTGCTGGCGCATTCCGCCGCTCGGAATTGGTTGCGCTCACTGTAGATGATATCGAGCGTACGCCAGAAGGCATTAAGGTAATGATTAGAAAATCCAAAACAGACCAGGAAGGCGTAGGTCAGGTAGTGGCGATATTAAACGGCACTCGCTTCCGCGTGGTTGATGCTCTTCTGGCGTGGCTCTCTGCTTCTAACATTGATGATGGACATTTGTTTCGTCCCATTAAAAAAGGCGGACAGGTACAACCTCTTGCTCTCACTGATCGAAGTGTTGCTAGTATTGTAAAGAGTTACGCCAGTAAAGCTGGCTTGATGGCTGATAATTTTAGCGGTCACAGCTTACGTGCTGGATTTATTACGTCTGGTGCTCAAGCGGGTGCTGATTTATTTAAACTGATGGAAATATCACGACATAAAAAGCCTGAGACCGTTATTGGGTATGTACGTGAATCGAAATTGTTTGAGAATCATGCGGGTGAAAAGTTTTTATAACCCACCCCGCTCAATTTGAGATCTTGTTCTAATAAACACTAAGCCAAGATCTCGTATTTGCTTAGGCTCTTTATATTTTAACTTAACCACTTTTCCTTGGATCTTTATTTTGACCATCTTTTCATTTTGATCAATACGGTCAAATGAATATTCAATTCGCCCTAATCTTTCACATTCATTAGAACTGTAATTAGTATTAAGTTCATTATTAACATACTCAACTACATGAGTGGTAACTTCAGAGTGATTCTGATCAATCTCAAAATATATAAGTACCTGGCTATCGTTTTGATGTGTTGGAGTAATAACATAGATATTTTTTTTGTTAAATATAAAATCATGGTATTCCAACATTTCTTGGATTTGATTCTCTGAGTCGATAGTACCCTTCTCTAAAAGTTTTGCCTCTTTAATAATTTCCGAAAATGTTTCTGCATTATTGATTTCAAGATATTCTTTACTTAGTTGAGTATATACACGAAGTTTTCTTTGTTTTTTCTCGCTTATCAAATGTGCATTTTCAAGTATCTTTTGTTCAAAACCGTTAATAAACTCTAATCTTTCTCCACGACTTCTTTGGCGGTTAATAGATAGCATCTCATGGATATGTATTAGAAAGTCAAAAGCTTCTAAATCGAGTTCATTTTCTTTCCCTTTTATAGCTAGCCTTGTCTCATAGTTGCCATAAAATCCAAAATAAAGCGCTAGAAAGGTGGCTGAGATGGAGCCAACAGCGACAAGTAAGTTAATTATATGCGGGAAGCCATCTATATATTTTTCCACTTCTCTAGGAAATGCAAAAATTACTATTAAAAGTGAAAGTATTAATATGAAAAAGAGGGTTATGAATCGCATTTTATTTCACCACTCTGTGAGTTTTGATTTTTATACCCCCTAATCCACAGCCTTACCCACAGATTCTGGGGATAACTTTAAAGCTCGCCTAGCAATCTCTGTGCTGCTTCTGCCAATAAAGCCGACCTGGTTTTATGTTGGCTAGTAGCTGCTGAATCAATAGCATGAAGTAATGCTGTGTCCATCGTGATATTGATTCGCTGCGCCTTGCCTGACGGTGCAATGATTGAAATAACTAATGGGATGCAGCCTTTTGCATCAGGTAATTTTATTACTTTGTCTAATGAAGATGGCTTAGGCATACGTTCCCCATCTTCGACCATCAACTCAATATAGACGATTAATCCTGCTTTAGCGTTTTTTCTGGCTTCTTCTAGAGTATCGCCCGCAGACCCAAAACCATCAAAATCGGGAAAGAAAACGCTATAGCCATCCTCGACCTTTTCAGCCAATCCAATATATTCAATAACCATGACTCTATTCCCCCTTCAACTTTGCTTGTTTTAAAATGCTATTTAACAAGCCTCTACCTATCTGTTTTTTTGGATGAGGCACAGTAACAATTCCTGCTTTTTCATTATGTTTAAAGTGATGATGGCTACCAGTAACCCTAACCTCGTACCATCCATCATCCTCTATCATTCGGATAATCTCGCGACTGCTATAAATCTTACTCATCTCAATTGTGTCCCTATTGGTAATTATACACACTTTTGATGTGTATAGTATATACGGTGGGAAATTTGAATTAAAGGAATTTCCTTTTGTCAGCATATGATTGTTTCCTTGCTGTTCTCTCTGTATATCAATAACTATTTGATATTGTAATAGTTTCATATATTATAAGTAAATATTACTTAATTTAAACTTAGATGGAGTATTTAGAGACATGGAACAATTCGATCACACCATAACTCCCATAGAATTATCTGATTGTTTAGGCGGCATTACAGTCCAAGGTGTATATAAAGCACTCAAAACTCACAATATCCCTACTCAAATGACAAGCAATCGCAGAAAGATTATCCCTTCTCAAGGCATTAGAAAACTATTCGAAGAGCGAGGTTTTCAGTACCCAAAGAGCATTATTTCATTTCAGATCGTTAAAGGTGGTGTTGGAAAAACCTCCCTTTCCTTCTGTCTCGCTGTAAGAACAAGTCATTATGGTGCCAGAGTATTAGCGATTGACCTTGATCAACAAGGCAACCTAACGAGATCGTTTAATGTAGAAGCCAGGGATAAGCCTGTGTGGCTAAATTTGTTTAGAGATAAAGTACCCGTTGATGCAGCGATTTTTAAACTATCAGATACCTTACACCTAATCCCTTCTAACCTAAATAATTCGAGATTGGATGTTGAGTTGACTCAATCATCTACCAACCTCAAGGATTTAATTAGAGATACGATTGCACCTATCCGCAATAACTACGATTTAATCATTATTGATTGCCCACCAGCGATTAATAAGATCAATACAGCCGTTACATGTGCATCGGATATCGTAATCGTACCAATCAACCCAGACCCTTACGCAATGGATGGCCTGGATTATACAATTTCCGAGCTTAACCGCGTTAAAACAGATTTTAAGCTGGCGTTCGATTATCGGATCGTCTGGAACAAGTACGATGCTAGAGAACGTCTTGGCGCGGTTTATATGCACGAATTAACAAAGCGCGATGACCTGGTTAATAAAATTTTACCTGTTGTGTGCCGCGTAGATACTTCCTTGAAAAATGCAGTGTTCGATTCCAGATCTGTTTTTGATATGCCAAAGAAAGCTCCAATTAGAGAAGACATTGATCAGTTTGCTAAGGAAATACTCGGTATTAATGCTTGGAAAGAGACCAAGGCTAATAATAACTAATAAGGACTTTGGTAATGTCATATGCTGATCGTCTTAATGACATAAAGAAAAAAGCTCAACTGAAAGCTGAGCGATTTAAAAATACTCCTCCTAAGCCTGTTGGTATTGCAGATCAGGATAGACCTTGGTCTGCTTCTGACATAACACAAATTCAGCCACCGTTGCCCTCCCCCGCTATATTTGAACCTTTAACGATTCTCGATGAGCCCCAAAAAGGAGACACAAAAGAGACACAAAAGGATTACAAAGGAGACACAATTAAGGTTAGAAATACTGAAGTAATAGAAATAGAAAAAAAGGTAAAACGTGAAGGGAGCACAAAGGAGATACAAAGGGGACACAAAGAAGGGAGCACAAAGGAGATACAAAGGAGATACAAAGGGAGTACAAAGGGAACACCAAAGGGGACACACAAGGGGTTACAAAGGGAACACAAAAATACCGCTCAAAACACAGATGTAAAGGGGCTACAAAGGGAACACAAATATTCCCATTTGAGAGGCTGGAATAAAAAGATCGTGGATTTAATTCATGAAATTTGTCGAGAGACAGTGTCGAAGGTTACTTATCCTCTTACTAATAATACTATCTCAGACATGCTAAATATGCCGCGGAATAGCGTAAAAACAACTATGCAGCGTTTAAAATCTAAAGGACACGTAATCGTTACAGAATTTAATGATGGTAGAGGAGGGTGGTCTAAATACACTTTACCTGAAGAATTTTTTAATGACATCCCACAAACTGAAAGGGTACTTACAACTGCTGCTAAGGGAACACAAAGGGATTACAAAGGGAACACCAAAGGGAACACACAAGGGGACACAAACGCTTCCTGTAGTAGTAGTTTTAAAGATTTAAAAACAACAACTACAGAGATAGGAGATGAATGGAATTTTGATATTTCTCCTTATGCTCAATTCGGTTTCACCAAAACACAGATCAAGCAACTCGCTAACTCTGGCGTTATTCCCGCTGCGGACGTTGAGCAATCTTTAATCGAGTTTAGTTATGATCTAAATAACAAAGCATTACCGCCAATTAAGACCACAAAAATCAATTTTCTTATGGGGTTGCTATGGAAAGGCCAGTCTTACGTATCAGAAGGCTTCAAAAACGAGCAAGACGCGACGATCGCTGAAATGGCAAAAAGAGGTGAGGTTAAACGCAAGAATCTATTAGAAGCGAAATTTGGGGCTTGGGAGGCAGGGCTTAGTGAGGAAGATCGAATAGAGATTGAAAAGAAGCTGCCGGTTCATTTAATGGCGTTGTATAGGGCTCATGGGATTAGCAATGCTGAGGTTAGGAGGTGGATGTTTAATTATTACCTGGAGAAAGGAGTTTCAAGATAATGACTAATCCAAAACTAGAAACAATTGTTAGCCACGATGGGAATTCTTTTGATGATCCTAATGCCAAAATCAGGCTTCAATATGACACAAAAACGAACGACCTTTATGTTAATGACAAGAGGGTAGTTACCGAGATTGATTTTAAGAAAAGCGAAAAGTTTTTGGCATGGTTTGTGGCTGGATCAGTCGCGATACAAGCAATCATGTCGGTTGCATCTTATTTCGAATGCTAGAGCGAATCTTGGTAAAAAACTGATTTCGAGATGTTTATGGCGTCAAGCGCAGAGACTGTTCATCATAAAAGTAGTCATTGTAGTATTGATACTTGTTAAGCGTTAAGCTACAATTAACAATGATTAAATCTTGGAAGCATAAAGGGCTTAAGCAATTCTTTGAAACTGGCAAAAAGTCAGGGATTATTGCTTCTCATGAAAAAAGGCTAAAGATTATCTTGCAACGGCTAAGTGCCGCTGTAGAACCAGAAGATATGAATACGCCAGGTATGAAGTTTCATAAATTATCTCATAACCTTGCTGGATTTTATTCTGTTTCAGTCAGTGGAAATTGGCGCGTTATTTTCAAATTTAGCAATCATGATGCGATAGAAGTTAATTATGTTGATTATCATTAGGAGAACACAATGACTATGCACGAACCCTTACATCCTGGGGAAATTGTAAAAGATGCGTTGATAGATGGCGCAGGACTCAGTGTGACTGAAGCAGCATCTAAGCTGGATATTTCACGCACCGCACTATCACGATTATTGAATTGTCACGTTAGTATCAGTCCAGAGATGGCGTTACGTTTGTCAAAATTATTACGTACCAGCATTGAAATGTGGATAAACATTCAAGCTCAGTACGACACTTGGAAAATAAGAAAAATGTCAGACAAGATAAAAGTAAAACCATTACGCAAGGCAGCTTAGGATTTATTTTAAAACTGCAATAGCACGCCATAGAGCGACGATTTTCCCTAAGGATATGGGAAGGATAGTCAAAGAAGAGATGACCAATAATCGTGTTTCCTCGAGTTAAATAAGCAACGGATGCTGTCCAAGTTTGTATTTATTGGAGGATAACGATTTGATTATTGAATCCATAAAATTCTCTGGTGATGAGCTATCGGGTATTCTCAGATCCCCGAATGGTGTTGTCTTTGAAAGTGCAACTAAAGAAATTTCGCAACGTTATTTTCCTGAAAATAAATTTAATCTGGCTAAATTCTTAATAGAATTATTCGCAAATTTAAAGTTAAAGGAAAAATATACTGGGGAAATAAGATTATTTTCTATGTCTCGTAACCTTAATAATTTAAACAAACTAATAAAAAAATATAAAGGAAAACCTTCGTTATTCAAAAAACACCTTCTAAAGAATAATGAATTAATAAGGTTTATCAAAAACATTTCAGAAAGTGAAATTGCTTTATCAATGCAAACTAAGGCTGAAGTATTACTTGAGCAATCCATTAAAATTGTTGATTCATTTAGATGGTGGAATACAAAGCCAACAAAAAACAATAATCGTTATTCAAAACCAAAATGGTGTGTAATGAAATTGGTACGGATTTACCATGCATTAACCAAAAAAATTCCAGAACTTCGTCATAACGGTTCCCAGGAAGGAACAGATAAAGAATTCTCTGGCGAATTTTATGCTTTTTTACTCGAGTTAAAACCTCTGTTAAAAAGCATGGGGATCGATCTCGGAGAAAACAGTTCATTAGGTGGCAATGCAAGATTTTTTTTGAGAGAACATAAAAAAACGTTATCTTTTCTAGAAATTGAAACGCCTTCCCTGGAATATGCAGAATCATGGCAGTGTAAATATTGATCATTTCTTCTAATGATCGTTCCCCTCACTTCTGTAAGCACTCTTGTTAAAATGCAAATACATAGTAAATACAAAGCAGAGAAAAAATGTTTAATCGCAATTTAACAATGCGCATAGACGAACAAACGGATCTCCTTTTAAAGGTGTTAATAAATGATTTGAGTTTTAATAAGTCACAAGTTATCCGGCGTTCACTGAAGCTAATGAAAGACTTGATTGAACTTCAGAAACAGTATGGGGATATCAAATTAAAAGTAGGGGAAAGAGAAGTATTTCTTTTTGTGAATTGAGTTTGAGCTGAACAGGATGTTCGGCATAAATAGAAGGATTTTTAAACATGAGTTACAAGAAAGCTCATGCTCCACCAATTCGGGCAGAATTGGTGGCGAAGCATGATGAATATCGACAAGCAAAGTTTATCAAAGACACAACGATTGTGCCACTTTCTGATATTGAAGAATCGTTCAAACAATCTTTAGACTCGATAGGTCATCCACTTGCTGTCGAGATGAAATTTGATACGCAGAATTGGCAGCGTTTTGATTGCCCGCTTGCAGCAAAGGGAAATTTAAATGTAGCTTACAAATGCCACTCCGACGGTCGCCCTGTTCTTAAAATCCAGTGCAACAAATGTCATCCAAAGGTAATTTCATTTAAATTTGGCGGGCATTTTCAATTTACACCAATACAACGCCAAGAAATGCAGGTCGAGGTCGAGAAGCGTCGCGCTGAACAAGCCGAGCAACGTGAAGCTGCACTCAAAGCTATGCGTGATGCGTGGGACAATGCGAAGCCGTGCTTGGGTCACCCGTACTTCGCTCGTAAAGCCTTGGCTGTTAGTGAATCTGACGGTTTGAGGTTAGATGCTCTTGTCCGCGTCTTGTGTCCAGTTAGATTGCTTTCTGGCGCGCTTGTTTCTTTGCAGTCGATTCCACTCAAAGGAATAAAAAAATTCTACGCTAGTGTCTCGCCTAAGAATGGCTTTCATGTTTTCGGCTCAATAGAAGCTCATGACGAGATTTTCTTCGGGGAGGGGGTAGCAACTTGCCTCTCAATAAAAAATGCCGTTCAGAAGCCCGTCATTTGCGTTTACGGAAAACACTTCGATTCCATTGCACCCATCATTGCTAAAGCTTATCCCAATAAACAATTCATTTACTGTTGTGATCTGCCATCCGCCGGCGAAAAAGTCACAAGCGAAGATAACGCCAGAAAGGCAATTGCTCTCGTTGGCGGTTCTTATGTGCTACCAGATTTTTCAATGATTCCAGCCGATTTAAAGCCTGAGATTTCTCGATCAGATTTCAATGATTTGTATTGCTTATTTATAGAGCAGGGTAAAACGAAGGCTGCCGCAAATGACATTTTACGGCAGCAAATTCAAAACTCGATTCAACATGGAAATAATAGTATGAACGGTAATTCAACGCAAAAAGAAAATGCAAAAAGTGAAGACAAAAAATCAGACACTGACCCTACAAATGATTCTGGCTCAACTGATGGTGGTAAAGAACCTCAACAAGTTGAAACTGAGCAAGAACGCACTGAGAGAGAAACAATATCTACACTAGCAAAAATTGATGATGACCTTAAGCGTGAACGTGAAATACAAGTAAAACATATTGAACTTGGTGTACTTGTTGGAGTGCTAAAAAATGCCGTAAAGAAAGAACGCAAACGGATAGAGAATGAACGACGTCAAAATAATAGAGGCAATCAGACTAACTCAACTGTTTTAGACAGGTTTGAAATGACAGAAAGTGGGCTTATTCATTCAGGAAAAATCAATGGTGAGCGAATAATAATTCAAGTCACAAAAAGGAAATTTGAAATTGAAGGTCGCCAAAGTGATTATTACTCGAATGGTGGTTTTGGTTTGGTTCTGAAACTTGTCGATGAAAATGGAACAGAAAAGCGCTGGGCTATGCCATCGCGTTTGATGAGTGATTTAAAATCACTTGAGGCTGAATTAAATGATTTAGGTATGTATGTCTTTGATGTAAAAAAATTAGTTAATTATTTAAAAGCCTTTCTAACTGAACATGCATTTATTGGCGTAAATCAAATGGGTTGGCATGTCATCAATAATGAAAATTATTTTGTACTTGATAACGAAATCATCGGTTACGGAAAAGACAAGGAAAGCATTGTTTACCAATCGCAATTTCATGTAAGTGTCTTCAATGTTGTAGAGGAGTCATTGGAATCCTGGCAAAACAACATTGGTCGCTTATGCGTTGGGAATAATCTATTAATTGGCGTTATATCACATGAACTTGGCGCAACAATCATACAATTAACTAATGGAGAAAATTTCGCGATAAACGCATTTGGTGTAGGCAGTATCGGAAAAAGCACTACCGATAAGGTCAGAAGAAGTACGTTTGGAACGAAGAAACAAGAAGCAAGCGCAACGCCAACAGGAATTGAATTAACTCTTTTTCAAAATAATGATATGTGCACTGGTTTAGAGGAATTACATAGAATTAAGTGTGAAGATTTAGGCAACATTGCATACATGATCGGGAATGGAACAGGCAAGACTCGTGGTAATGCCAACATCACACTGAAGCCAACTCTAACATTTCGCGGTCATTGTTTTTTCACAGCAAACATATCGGCCGAGCAGCATATTAAAAACAGTGGCCAGTCTGAAACTGGCGGTCATATGGTACGTATTCTCGATATTCCGGCATTCGGTAAGTTTGGGGTTTTTGAGAATTTGCATGAATTTAAATCTGGTGGTGGTGACGCATTCAGCAAGAAACTTCAAGAAGAGACTTTCAAAAAACATGGCGCATTAGGCCGAGAATTTATCAAACGTCTTATCAAACCCGAGAATCGAAAATTAATCACGGAACTTTATGAAGAAATCCGCACCAAGATGCTGGAAGGTTTAT